GTTTTAGACTCTCCAGCAACCACTTCTTCTACAACTTACAAATTGCAAATAAGAGCAAGGGTTAGCGGAACAGTTCAAATAAATCAAGATAACGCTAGTGATGTAAGCACAATTACTCTTATGGAGATTGCAGCATGAACTTTGCAATAGCTATTCACAAATTAAACCCATCCGTAGTTACTATTCGTGGCGATGTAGCTTACGATGCAGACGGCAACGAAGTCGCATACGATAAAGATGCAGTACAGGCTTATGTAGATGCTCATGCTTATATTGCTAAAAGAGCCGCAGAATATCCAAGCATCACCGATTACATTGATGGTGTAGTAAAGGGTGACCAAGCACAGATTGATAAATACATTGCTGACTGCTTGGCGGTCAAAGTTAAGTATCCGAAGGGAGTAGCATAATGGCATCAATTATTACAGCCACAACCACAAGTGGATTAACCCAATCTGCTGACAATAGCGGTGTATTACAGTTAGCATCGGGTACTGGTAACTTAGTTACTGTTCCATCGGTAACAGGCACAGCGATGGTTAGCGGTAATATGCCAGCGTTTAGAGCGTATTTAGCATCGAATCAAACAGTAAGCAATGTGACAAATACAAAAATTACTTTAGATACAGAAGTTTTTGATACGGCTAACTGTTTTAATACAAGCACAAATCGTTTTACACCAAATGTCGCAGGATATTATCAATTTAATGTAACACTAGGAGCAACTGCATCAACAACATTAATTTACAATTATATACAAATATATAAAAACGGCACCGCTGATTCTATTGCAATTTATGGGCCATACTCTAACGCAGGAAGTTATGGTGTTTTATCAACTTTAATTTATATGAATGGCACTACTGATTATATTGAACTTTATGTTCAAATATCAGGAGTAGGAACACTATTAGTTAGTGGTGGAGCTACATCAATTTCTACTTATATGTCTGGCTTTTTAGCGAGGGCAGCATAATGACTTTATATGAAAAGATTATGGCTATTTATCCTAGCCTTACAGACCAAGACTTTATGACTGTAATCACACTACAAAACGATTCAGACGGCAAAGGCGATTATATAAAGTTTTGGTCGCATCCCACATTGCCAAGACCAACAGATGAGGAGTTAGCATAATGCCTATAACCTTAGACGGCACAAACGGAATAACACAGGCTGGAGAGTTTAACTCCGATAGTAGCTTTGGTTTCAAGAACCGCATCATCAATGGTGCGATGGTGATTGCACAACGAGGAACAAGTTCTTTAACAAATGATTCAGGTGCTCTTAGTTTTGCGGTTGACAGAACATTTGCTTATGGAAATGTATCATCAAAATTTACTGTACAACAAAATGCTGGTTCTGTTACTCCACCAGCAGGCTTTATAAATTATTTAGGTTGCACTTCATCTTCTGCATATACTGTTGGTGCGGCTGAATATTTTGTTGTAGCACAATACATTGAAGGACTTAATGTTGCTGATTTAGCTTGGGGAACTGCTAGTGCAAAAACTGTAACTCTTAGCTTTTGGGTTCGCAGTTCTTTGACAGGTACTTTTGGCGGTGCTTTTCAAAATAGTGCGACAGATAGAAGTTATCCATTTTCTTATACCATTTCAGCCGCAAATACTTGGGAATACAAAACTATAACTGTTGCTGGTGATACTAGCGGAACTTGGCTAACTACAAATGGTGTTGGTATAAGGGTTTGGCTTGGTATGGGTGTTGGTACTTCGTTTAGTTCAACTGCTGGTGCTTGGGCGGCTGGAGATTTCAAATCAGCCACAGGAGCAACATCCGTAGTCGGCACAAACGGAGCAACTTTTTACATCACAGGAGTTCAGCTAGAGGTAGGCTCTACAGCTACTAGCTTTGATTACAGACAGTACACAACAGAACTAGCTTTATGCCAACGCTATTTTGCCGTTACTGCGGCTATACTTTATGGAAGCATATCAGGTGCGGCTGGACAAGGTGCGGTTAATTGGTTCTATAAATCTACTATGAGAACTGCACCAACTGTTACAGGAAATGCGGCAACCACAGTTGTTACTTCAACTGCTGACTTTGCGGCTGGATTAACAAACAATACAGGTGGCTTCTACGCTTCTTTTGCTTCAGGTTCAACTGCTTCTGCGGAGTTATAAATGTATAAACTAATAAACAATCCTATTACAAATGAAACCGTAGGAATTTTGCGTATTGCAGATAACGCAACTATTCCTCTTGCACCTGCCAACACAGACTACCAAACCTTCAAAAAAGAAGTCTTAGCTGGTGCAGAACTGCAAGATGCCGATGGGAATGTGATGACACAAGAACAGGCTAATCAATTTGTTGCGAGCCTACCATAATGTTTATCATTGACTGGGTTTTCGATAAGATGGGCTACACCAAAAAGGTGCATTGGCTAACTTTACTCAATGATTGGGAAGGCACAATAAAAGCCACGCCCAAAAAACCTGCGGTTAAACGCAAACCTGCCGTCAAGAAAACTCCTACTGTCAGGAAAAAAAATGGCTAACGAGATTGAAAAAGAAATCGTCAAAGAAGCCATTAAAGAGTGGTTAAACGAGAAAGTAACCCAGTTTGGTTGGTTCTCTATACGAACATTGTTTTATGTCTTTGTAGCTGGTTTAGGCTATGCCTACCTAACAACTCATGGGTGGTCTTTGCCAAAATGAAACTATGGAACTTCACGAAGGGATTAAAACCCTAACCAGTAACCTTGATACAAGCCGTCAATCGGCTAAAGAACTGTCTAAAAGTATTGAGAATGTACAAAAAGAAGCCACCGATGTTGCAGTACAAAGGAACATAGATAGACGCAGAGAGTTACGAGAAAACGAAGTTCGCAAAGAGTTATTCCTAAAACGGGTCTTGATTCAATGGGAACACGAAGAACGAGTTAGACGAGAAGAAGCACAGATTAGGGCAGATTTTCTTAAAAAATACGGCAAACGATGGGCAGAAGTCGAAGCCCTCAAAGCCAAGCTAGAGAAGCAAGAGAAAGATTTTCAGAAAGAATTTAACAAAGATTTAAACAAGGCTAGAAATGCACAGTTTTGGTGTTTTGCAATAGCTGGCGTAATAGCTTATTTTTTAGTATGGGGTTATAAATAATGTTTCCATTGACCGCTATTTTAGACATCGGCACTAAGCTCATTGACAAGCTCATTCCTGACCCTGAAGCTAAAGCCAAAGCACAACTAGAACTGGTAAAACTCCAACAAGAAGGCGAACTGGCTAAGATGCAAGCCGATATAGCCGAAGCCCAAGAGGTTACAAAGCGTTGGGAAGCCGATATGTCTAGCGACTCTTGGTTATCCAAAAACATTCGCCCAATGGCTCTAATCGCTATTTTTGGGGCTTATTTCCTATTTGCCATGATGTCAGCCTTTGGGTATGACGCTAATCAGAACTATGTGCAGTTGCTCGGTCAATGGGGACAAATCGTGTTTTTAGCCTATTTTGGTGGTAGAACGGCTGAAAAGATTATTGAGATGAAAGCTAAGAAATGACAGGTGAGTTTGAAAAGGCTTTAAAACGCATCCTAAAGCACGAGGGCGGTTTTGTTAATGACCCCCTAGACTCAGGCGGTATGACCAATCTAGGCGTTACTAAGCGTGTTTGGGAAGAATTTGTGGGTCATCCTGTATCTGAAGCTGATATGCGAGCCTTGACCCCCGAAAAAGTCGGCTCAATGTATAAACTAAAGTATTGGAACTCCAGTTATTGTGAAGTCCTACCGAAAGGCTTAGATTATGTGGTATTCGATTTTGCCGTTAATGCAGGCACAGGCAGAAGCGTTAAGACGCTACAACAGGCAATCGGATGCGTGGCTGATGGAGTTATCGGGCCTAAGACTATGGCAGCAATTAATGATGCAAACCCTAAAGACCTTATTGCAAAGTTTTCAGACGCTAGGGCAGACTTCTATCAAGGCATAGTTGCAAGAAAACCCGACCAAGCTCGCTTTATTAAAGGGTGGCTTAATCGGGTTGAGGATGCTAGAAAACTAGCTCTTGAGGAATATAACCAAGACAATAAAGAGTCCTAGTAGCAACAGACCTTTTTCAGTCCAATACGCCCTGTTAAGACGGGCTGGGTCGTGAATTAAATAAGACTGAAGTTCAAGCATATCGGTGTCTTTTTCGACATACTTAGGTGGCACATAATACTTACCAATGCTGACTTTGCCGTTATTGTATGGGACATTCATAGATAGCTCGCTAAACCATAACCTAGAGTTGTACACGCTACTGCAAATAACACAAATAAAATTGTAGCTACAAATGGATTCATGAGTTCACCATATCGTTAATTGCTTCTTGGATTTGGTCAAAGATTGGGCTGTTACCAACCATCTCATAAATGCTAATACCACCTACTTCTAAGTCCTCAATCTCAACATAATTGCCCATAATGCCCACATCAGGTTCAGCAGAACATTCTGTGCCATATACATCAATAGGCGTATCGCCAATCGTTACAGTACCAATCATGATATTCCCCCAGTTCTCCACACATAAACAATAGCAGGTATGCCAAATGCCAACACACCTGCAACCATACCTAATAAAAAGTCTTTCATAAATCCCCCTTAGTTAAACAACGATTAAATATTAAGCCAACTTAACTATTTGTGCAAGAATTATTTAATATGTGGCTAAAAAGCAACAGGGCAGATTTGGTAGCTGTTTCATGTAACGCAGAAAGCCACAAAATTCGTTACTTGCTACATCCTCTTGCGATGGCTTAACGCCCTGCGAAAAGGTGGGGTGGCCCTCAGTGTGAAGGAGATTGTGGCAGGGGGATTGCCGCCACCCCGTAATCATTATAGTTTGTTTTTAGCCCTATAAAACGCTAATAAATGGGTAAAACATTCCCACCCAATTCTCAGGTCATCTTCAGGTATCTCTACTAGTTTAGCCTTATTTTGTAGGGCGTTGACATAAACAATGGCACACCGAGCTTTGGGCATCTCAAACCCCATTCGGTAGGCTGATAACTGCATTTGGTGGTCAAAGAAGTAATCGAGCTTGTCTAGGTCTTTCTCAGTCGTTTTAAAGTCAACCACAAAGCCTGACTTGGCAACTAGGTCGCATTTACCGCCAAATCCACCATAAGCAAAGGACTTCTCAGAAATCCATAGCTGTGAGCCAAAATGCTCGTTTATGGCATTTTCTACGGCTCGGACATAAGGTGGTAGCTCAGGTATATAAATGCCCTCGTAGAAGGCTTCTATGACCCCATGTATCTGAGTGCCACGCTCTGCTGCCGATTTAGCGGTTTCCTTGCTATCAGCAACAACCCGACTTAGCCAATCTTCCTCAGATTCACCCTCTAAGCGAGGTAATGTAAGAGCGGACAATATGGCTTGTTGTTGTTTCCATACATCCAATGCGGGTTTTGACGCACAACCAATAATTGTGGTAACTGAGGGCAGTAAGCCATGTTCTCTTGCGTCTTTGACAGTTGAGTTTCTTTCTTTCCCGTTCTTGCCAACGATGCGATAGGCTGGACTGCCATCGGGTAAGTACCAATGACCGCTCTCACTTGTATTCTCTTTCACTAACATAATTCCCCCTGTTAAACATTACATTAACTGTAGTATTGCCGTTCTATCTTCTAGGTTTTTAACCCTGTCGGCACAAGCCTGAACCACAGTCTTAATGACAGTTTCCAAGTCATCTTGAGCAAACCCGATGATGGGTACTTCTTCATCGTAGCCCCGTTCTTGAAAGGTCTTGACTGTATATTTTTGGTCAATAAAGTCTTTAATCATGTGGTTCATAGCTCGCTCCTAAAGGTTACCCCCTCAAAACGGGACGGAATCGTCCTCTATTGCTGCGTCTTGCAACTGCTTATTTACATCAGGTTTATTAAAAGTATTGCGGTACTCGGCTGACAGCATGATTTGGTCTTTTAGACCTTGCGATAAGCTGTCAAAAACTTCTTGGTCAAACTTCTGCAAGTCAAACAATATGCAAGGGTTTACGCCCTGTGGTACACCCGCTTTTTGTACGATTGCAGGAACTGGCGTAATAGCCACCGCATCAGCGTAGGTATTGCCGTTATTAGCGGTTCTATGCTGAACAGTAACCATGCACCATTTATCTAACAAATTGCGTAAGTCAAAGCCACGCAACTCATCATCGGTAAATGATTTGCCACGCCAAGATTCCAAGTCTTTCCGTAACGAAGCCTTATCGCCTAGCGACAGCGTGTAGTTGCGTGTTTGGATAAGGGGTTTGCCCTCAATCTTTAAATCATCGCCATGAAGCTCCCAAAAGAATTTCACTTTGCGTAGCATCTTGACTTGACCCATGTACTCGGACTTCTGTGTACCTAAGTCAATAATTCGGTATAAACGAGCTAGGTGCGACCCTACTGGGGCTACCTTAAACTCTTTCTTTTCTGTAGTTGTGCCTGTCACAATCATTGTTTCCCCCCAAAAATATTAGAAAAATCATCCACAATAGCAGTCAATAATGGATTAACCCTACGCTTGTTAGGGAGTCCACAATGAAACCTGATTAGGTCTATCTCTGCCAAAGTCAACATATCGCCATCCTCTGCCTTGTCTAAAGCTATTTCAAGGCGTTCTTGGTCTTGCAACTGTTCGTTATGTAATTCCTGTAAGTCATCCATAATCATCTCCAAAAGTAAACAGCTTATGCTGTACCACCATATTAAGGCAATTTAAGCGTTTGTGCAAATTTATTTGTAAGTGTTGGATAAATGTGACTATTTAATGTTAAGATAATTGAATGAAGAAAAAAGTGTTTACCGATAGCCAAATTATCGAGTTACTGGGTGGGCCTACCAAAATAGCCAAAATCTGCAAAATTAGCGTACCTGCTGTAAGTATGTGGAAAAACTCAGGGATTCCTGCCGATAAAATGGTTTATTTGGGGGCTTTGTTAGAACAAGAATCCAAAGGTTTAGTAAGCCGTAAAGACTTATTTCCTGACTCATACCAGTTGATATGGCCTGAGCTACGATGAGAACAGTTTGCTGGTTTTCTTGCGGTGCTGCTAGTGCCGTAGCTACAAAAATAGCCCTAAAAGAAGCTACAGGCGAAGTAGTTATAGCTTACACAGAAGTTAAAGAAGAACACCCTGATAACAAGCGATTCTTAGCCGAGTGCGAGGAATGGTTTGGGCAAAAGATTGAAATTCTTGGGAATGACTTTTACGACAGGTCAATCTATCGGGTATTTGAAAAGAACTACATCCGTACCCCCAAAGGTGCTCCATGCACTAGAGCCTTAAAAAAGCAGATTCGGGAGCGTTTTGAGAAGCCTACAGACAGACAAGTATTTGGGTACACCGCAGAAGAACAAGCCCGATTAGACCGATTTATAGACGCTAATGCCGATGTCAACATATGGACACCCCTTATAGATAAAGGCTTAGGTAAGGAAGATTGCCTTGCTATCCTTAAAAACGCCAATATTGAACTTCCAGCTATGTACAAGCTTGGCTATCACAATAACAACTGTATTGGGTGCGTTAAGGGTGGTATGGGCTACTGGAACAAGATAAAAGTGGACTTTCCTGAGCATTTTGACCGCATGGCAAAGCTCGAAAGATTTAAAAAGCAGACCATATTTAAAGACCGCTACCTTGATGAATTAAAGCCCACAGATGGAAACTATCCCCAAGAACCCAATATTGAGTGTTCTATTTTCTGTCAGATGGTTGAGCAAGATTTGAAATAGCGTTATACTGTATGGGCAGAGTGATGTCTGTCTAGTAAGTAGCTCTATACACAAGACCCTTTTGGGTTGTTCTGAGTGTTTAGTAAATGAATAGAGCCATTTATTAAGCAACATCACCTTAGAGCAACCCAAAGGGGTTTTTCTATTTCTGCCACCCGAAACGACAGGGTGTTAGAAAAAGTCGGGGATGGGCTAGAGGCCGATGGAGATTCAGCATCGGAGCGAGGGTCGACACCTGCGATAGCCGCCAAGATACTGGGTCAAGCCAGCTTGGGTAGAGTCGTTACTCGATACATCTCTTGACAGTATCGCCACTTGTGGCGTTGGTCGTTCTATGGGAAAAGAGCTTGCAAGTAAATGGTTCTTTAATACAAAAAGTTATATGTAAATTATATATACCAACATAATGTAACTTATAGGTTACTTTATAGGCGTTAATGTAATACTTATGAGTTATAAGGGTTTATACCTATATACCTTATTATTAAGTAAACTTAACCTACAGTCTTTAAGGGGGAATAATGAAACTACTAATCACCGCATTAATCACCGCAACACCTGTAATGGCTCAAACTTATGTGGTTACAAATCCACAGGGAAATGTTTCTTATTATGTACAAAAACAAGGTAATCAGGTTCAAATAGTAAACAATCAGGGGGTGGTGCAAAACGCCACAATTTACTCAAATCAGGTCGTTACACCGCAAGGTTATGCTATTGGTACGCCTAGCTATACAGTACCTATGAGTCCACCAAGCCCACCTAGCCCAAGGGTTTTACAATGACTACATTTACAACTGAGGACAGACTTAATGCGTATAGTCATTACAAGATTTATGACGAAAATGGCGAATTAATGCGTACAGTAAAGACTAAGCATGAAGCCGAGCATTTAATTAAAACTTATACCGATTGGACTTACCAGTTTGTTAAAGCTGATAAACCTAAATTTGAGGATGCACCATTTTGAGTTCTTGGTTAATTATTGTGACGGGTCTTATTTATGCCTATATAGGTATAGAACAAGGCTTTAAAGGTAATACAGCTATGGCAGTTGTATATAGCGGTTATGCTTTTAGTAATGTTGGACTTTATATACTTGCAACAAAATAGGGGGATGTGTGGATTTTGAAAAGTTTTGGATAAATTGGCCCAAAAAGGTCGCAAAGAAAAAAGCTGAAATTGCTTGGAAAAGATTGACTGACCTTGAACAGCGTGAAGCCTTAGAAGCCTTGCCTAAACACCTTAGACATTGGCAACTTAAACGCACCGAAATAGACTATATTCCATACCCTGCCAGTTGGATAAACGCTGCACGATGGGAAGATGTTTTAGACATGACCCCCGCCAAAGAAAAGGTGGATAGGTCTTGGATGTTTAGCCAACAAGGTATTGAGAACAAAGCTCGTGAACTAGGAATACTTGGTAACGGATACGATAGCTACGAAACCTTAAAAAAGAAATGTATGATGCGAATGGGTATGGAGATTGATTGAACACCAATACAAATGTGCAGTACGGCAGTTATGCAAATGGCGTAGTCAATGGGGGTTAGCAAAGTTTAGAGAATACCTATCAAAATACCAAATTGATAGTAATTTACTTAAAGGCTACGCTGACCAATATAGTAAAAAAAACAGAGGTAATTGGGGGGAATGGATTGAATGAGTTGGCTCTTTTCGCAGGTGCTGGTGGGGGAATACTTGGGGGACATTTGCTCGGATGGCGAACAGTCTGTGCAGTCGAGTGGGAGCCATACCCAGCAAGCGTACTGTGCGCCAGACAAAATGACGGAATACTCCCGCCTTTCCCGATTTGGGATGATGTTCAAACCTTTGACGGAAAACCTTGGCGAGGAATTGTTGATGTCGTATCGGGTGGTTTTCCATGCCAAGACATCTCTGCCGCAGGCAAAGGAGCAGGGATTGACGGAGAGCGGTCAGGAATGTGGAAA